GCTGGCTCCTGGAGGTAGCCCACCACAGCCCGAGGCCGGCCTGGCTCTCCACCGCCCTCACCCAGGCCGAGCGCCTCGAAGCGCAGGCCGTGACCGCCTGGAACCAGACCCGGGAAGCGAGGCCTTCGAGGCGGAGGACCCGTTCCTCACCGCGCTCTTCGGCTACCTGGAGGACAAGGGCGGCGAGGGCTTCGCCTGGAAGACCACCGCCGAGCAGCTCCTCAAGACCCTCACCGGCCACGCCTACCCCTCCGACCAGCGGGAGCGCCCCCCGTCAGGGTGGCCCCAGTCGGGTCGGGGGGGCCCGGGCCCGGCTGGACCGGAGCGCCGCCGCCCTCCGGGCTGGTGGGGTGGTGGTGTCCTACACCCAGGAGGGGCACGCCAAGACCCGGACGATCACCCTCACCCGGCAATCGTCCGCAACCGCCGGGACCGACCGCCCGCAAGAAAACGCTGGAAATCAAGCCAAGCCGGACGGTGCGGACGATGCGGACGGTTGAAAAGGAAGAACTACATCGGCGAGGTCCCCCCCCTCGGGATGCGGGACGGTGCGGGCGGTGCGGACGCGGGCGGTTGCCCTTCGGGGGATTCGTGCGTCCGGTGGCGGGCGGTTGGGGGGCTTTTTGGCCCTCCAGCTTTCTTACTTTCTCTTCTCTCCACCCTAAGAAAAAAGAATATAGGGGTTCGTCCGCACCGTCCGCACCGTCCGCGGCAGCATCAAAACGGCTCCAAAAGTGCGGGCGGACGGTCCAAACGTCACTTCGGGCAACCGTCCGCAACCTCCAACCGTCCGCAGCCCCCCTCACTTCGCAGGGGGTCCCCTCTGCGGTCGGAGGGGGACGGGGGAGGGCGGCCCGTGGCTGATCCCGTCGACGTCCTGGACCTCATCAGCGGCCCCCCAGCGGGCCCACCACGGCCCGGCTGGACCTGCCGGTGGCCTGACCCCCGGACCTGCGCCACGGGGCCTCTCCCAGCCCGTCCTGACGAGGACGACTCCGCGGAGGCCTGGGCCGTCGCCGGCTCCCCCTGGCATGCCGCCGCCGCCATCCGGAGGGGACAGCGCGCCCAGGCGAAGGCCAAGCAACTCGGCAGAGAGCTGGACGCCACCCGGGAGGAGGCCGCGGCGCTCGCCGCCGAGCTTCACGCCCGAGACGGGGGGTGCCCCGATGTCTGACCTCGCCGAACAGCTCGCCCAGGTCACCGCCGAGCGCGACGCGCTGCTCCTGGAGCTGGACCAGGTGGCCCCGCGCTTCCGCCTGCTGGCAGACGTCACCTTCGAGATCTTCACGGTCTCGGAGGCCAACCTCAGCGAGCACCACATGGCCCGCGCCAAGCGGACCGCCCGGCAAAAGGACGCCACCCTCGCGGCTCTCGCAGCGAGGTTCGGCGGGACCGCCGGCCCCCAGCTCCTCGCCCAGCATGGGCGCCTCCTGGTCTCGCTGGTGCGGCTCGGCGCTCAGGCCCTCGACGACGACAACCTGGCAGGGAGCCTCAAGCACGTCCGCGACGCCACCGCGCGCTGGCTCGGCTGCGACGACAACCCGGGGGCTCCGGTGCGCTGGTACCCGACCCAGGAGCCCCACAAGCGCCACAAGCTCCGCCCCGCCGTCCGCGTGGAATTCCACGTCCTCGCCCCTCGACGAAAGGCCACCTCGTGACCCCTGACTACCGCGCCCTCTACCTGTCGCTGATCCGAGACGCGCTCGTCGCGCTCCGCTGGCACGACGACCCCCACGCCCGCGGCACCCCCCCGCCGTGGCCCCGGTACCTGGCGGCGTGGGTCGTCGCGGGCGCCGAGCAGGCGCTTGGACTGAGCCGCGAGGAGCTGGAGAGGAGGGTGGGGGGCAGATGACCCCAGAAGAACGCCGCCTCGCCGAGCTGGAAGGTCAGGTCGCCGGTCTCCTCTGGCTCCAGGCAGAAGAAGACAAAGAGGCCTTCGAGGTGTGGGCCGCAGAACACACCTGGGCCCGGCGGTGGAAGCGCCTGGCCAAGCGCCTCTGGCGCATTCGTGGGAAGGTACGTGATGCGGTCCGATGACGAGGACGAGGTTGACCACGGGCGCGCAGGCGCGCGCGCGCGAGGTTTCTCGGAGAAGGCCCCCAAGGCGCCCCCCTACGAGGACCCCGCGGACAGGCAGGCCCGGGAGGCGGAGAGCGTTGACGACCGGATCCTGGCCATCGCTTTGCTTATGGCACAGGGGCGCTGGTCCAAGGTCAAGGCGCTCCAGTACGGCAACCTGTGGGCGGTCTCTCCCGAAACTGTAAAAGGCTACGCGGCCCAGGCCAACCGCCTTCGTCGCCACCTCTCCGGGAGCCGAGGGCTGAAGGACGCCGCCCGCATTACCCTCGACCAGCTCCAGGCCGCCTACGAGCTGGCGATGAGCAACGGGGACGCAAAGGGCGCCGTGGCTGCCGCCAAAACGATGGGCGAGATCCGCGGGGCGTTCCCCAGCAAGGCCGTCGGGAAGGGGCAGCCGGAGCAGCCCCAGGCGATCAGGATCCCCTCGCAGTTCTCCGAGTTCGTCGAGGACGAGCGGTTGCTCCGGTTCTGGTCCCTGACCGGGCGCCGCCCAACGCCGGAGCAGAAAGCCCGCATCCTCGCGGGGGCCTCCCCCGAGGACGTGGCCCGGTCCGTCGAGGCGAGCTGAGGGTGAGCTTTGGCTCAAACTGTGCCAAACTGTGCCGCATGTCCGACGAAGCCGCCCCCTCCCTGGCCCACGCCGCCTCCCAAGAGCCCCCGCCTCCGGCACCGAAGACCGCGAAGAAGGAGCCCGCTCCTCCGGAGAAGCCCGACATCCGCAAGGGACTCCTGGAGCTTGCCAGGAGCAGGGGCCTCGTCGGCCTCCCGCTGCTCCAGGCGGCGGCGCAGCTCAACATCCCTGCCCCCTGGGGGGTCGCCTTGAGCCGCGTCGCCTTCGCGGTCAACACCGGCCTGGCCGGGCACAAGGCCGCCGAGGGCCTGCGCAAGAGCGGCGCCGAGGGCACCGTGAAGGTCGTCGAGTCCTGCCTCGAAAAGGACGAGCCCGACGTGGTGGCGTACCTCAGGACGCAGTTCCCGGAGAAGTGATGGGCGTCCCGGCTGTCGTCGTCCTGGTGCTCCTGGCGCTGCTCCTTGGGGCTGCGCTCGGGGCCTGGTACGCCCAGCCTGTCCCGCTCTCCCTCGACGGACCGGAGCCCCCGCCGACGACCTCCGAGCCTGAGCCCCTGCCGCTTCCTCCCGGACTCCAGGGGCGGTTCCTCCCGCTGGGAGAACGGGTGGCTGCGGCGCTGGCGGAAAAGCCCCTCGACGAGAACGGAATGGCACAGCTCGTGGCTCACCTCGCCGCGGAGGGCTGGCAGCTCGGGGTGAGCGACCTGCGCCAGCAGCTCGTGGCGGGCTCGGGGCTCTCGCCAGCGCTCACCGACCACCTCGCCACCCTCGCGATCGTCGCCCTGGAGGCTCGCCATGGCGCGACGAGCCCTCGTTGAGCACGGCCTGACCGTCGAGGAGCGCCAGGACCTGGTGCTCCGGCTCATCCAGCAGGACACCCTGAGGGCTCGCGAGGACGTCAACGCCTTCGTTGAGCTGTGCGCTCGCAACGATCAGGACCCCTGCATGCCGCCCTTCGAGCAGCAGGGATTTCACCGCGAGTGGCAGGCGGCCTGGTCGACACAGTCCATCGTCGTCATCCACGGCGCCACCGGTTTCGGCAAGACGGAGCAGGTGATTTACCACCTGATCTGGCGCATGGGCCGGATGCCCACGATTCGCGTCCTGCTCCTGGGAAAACAGCAGGAGAACGCGAAAAAGCTCCTGCGGAAAATCCGCCGCCAGATCGAGAGCAACCCCATGGTCCAGGCGGTGTTCCCGGAGCTGAAGCCTGGACTGCCGTGGACCGATGACCGGATCCGCCTGGCCGGTGCTGGCATCGACACCACCAGCGACACCGTCGAAACCTACGGCCTCGATAGCAGCCCCCAGGGCACCCGCGCCGATATCGTTCTCGCCGATGATGTTGTGGATTTTGAGAACAGCCTGACGGAGCACCAGCGCAGAAAGCTGATCGCGTTCATCGACCTGGCGATCCGTACTCGCAAGACCACGCGAGGCCAGTTTTTCATGCTCGCCAACGCCTGGCATGAGAACGATGTGGCCTTCGAGTACAGCCGCCGCGCTGGCGTCTGGTACAAGGCGTATCCCGCCATCGACGAAACAGGAAGGCTGCTCTGGCCTTCGTTCCGCTCGCAGGCCTGGCTCAACACCGAGCGCGAGTCGATGCCACTCGCCTCCTTCGAGCGCATGTACCTGTGCCGCCCGCGGAGTGACGCGACACGCATCTTCCAGTCCGCCTGGTTCGCGGCGGCACGTCAGCGCGGCGCCGGGCTACGTCCCCAGCGCACCGTGCGCCACGACTTCGACCGTCAGGGCAACCTGTTGCGCCCGGAGCACCTGGAGCTGATGGGTGTACTGATGGCCCAGCGGCTCCGCGTGGCGATCGGCGTCGACCTGGCGACAGGCAAGACGGAGAGGAAGCGGAAAACCGACCAGACCGTCTTCTTCGTCCTCGGCATCCACCCCGACGGCTCCCGGCAGGTGCTCTGGATCGAAAAAGGCCGCTGGTCCTTCGATGTGGCGCTCGAGCGCCTGAAGCTCCTCGATGACCGGTACCGGCCGGATCTTTTCGTCGTCGAGGACAACGGCGCTCAGGTGGCGTTGGCGCAGTTCGCTCGCGCGGGTGGGCTGGAGACGCCCATCCTCGATTTCTCCACGACCTCGCAGAAATGGCACGAGAGCCTCGGAATCGAGGGCATCGGCGCCGAAATGCGCGCCGGTCGCTGGATCATTCCAGCCCCCTCCGCCAGCGACAAGGAAGCCGACTATCGCGTGCGCCTCGCCCCGGACGAACTGGAAGCCTACCTCGCCATCCGCGACTGGGAGGCGCACCTGTTGGACTTCTCCCGCGTCGGGCACACCCCCGATGACGTGATGGCGTCGTATTTCGCCAAGCAGGGGGCGCTGGTCCTGGCCGGTGGCCAGACCTTCACCCACGACCAGGCCGCGGCGATGGCGACGCCCCCTCCGGAGCACCGCGACGCCCAGGCCTTCGGGGCATGGGCAACGACCATGGCGATCTTCCAGCCCGCAGCCCCGGCCCCGTCGGAGCGCACCCCGGCGCCACCTCCCGCGCCCCCACCTCCCTCTCCCGCCCAGGCGCTCCCGGACCACCTCCGGAGGCTCCTGGGCCTCGCCGCGTGAGCCCCCATGACCAGCCTCGACGCATTCCTCGATCTCGCCAAGAACGACCGCCTCCAGCACACGCTGCGCGCCCAGCGCCTCGCGGAGCTGGAAGCCTACTGGCGTGGGTCGCAGTACGAAAACCGTCCCCTCGACGCGAGCGGGTACAGGAAGAGCTCCCCCGGGGTCTACGGATCCGGCTGCCGCACGCCTGGTTGGGACGAGCGGGATCCCGGGTGCGTGTGGAACCTCCGAGGCGAGGTGGTTTCCGAGCTGACCGACTGGACGCTGGGAGGGGATGCCTGGTGCCGTCTGACCGTCGAGGACGACAGGGACGCTGAAGACTGGCTCGCCACGGTGGCGAGCATGACCAACCTCGCCGACGTGATCGCCCGGGCCCGGGATTTCGGCGGAGCCATGGGGACCGCCGTGGTGAGCTTCGCCTTCCGAAACGGCCATCCTGTCGTCCAGGATCACAACCCTCGCTTTTGCTGGCCGCTGGCCTGGCGCGACGAGCATGAACACGTTCCCTCGTTGGTGGCGAAGGTGTACCTGGGGGACGAGCCGCTGGCGATGCGCCCGGAGGATCGACCGCTCCTGGCTCGCCTTTGGAGCGAGACGGACGAGGTGCTCCTGAGGCGCGACAAGGCTCCCAGTGGTAGCCGCGACCCATGGGTCTGGACGCTGCTGGAGCGTGTGGAACACGGGCTGGGCTTCTGTCCCGTCGTCTGGCACCCGCAGTTCAGCGACGGCGGCCACGACGGCGCTCCCGACGGGGAGGGAACGGAAGGGGAAATCGACGAGGTGAACGAGCTGTTCGCCGCCGCTGGCGCCACCACCAAGCGCAACGCCGACGACACTGTGGTCATCCGCGAAGATCCTGCGCTCAACCCGGGAACCGTCCGCAAAGGAGGTTTCAACACCATCTTCGCCCGCGGCGGCGCGGAGTATCTCTCGCAGAGCGGAGAGAGCGCCGAGGTGTGCATGCGCCTCGCTGAGCGCCGGGCGCAGCACGTCTACCGGCAGAGCGGGGTCGTGGTGGTCGACGCCGAGACCCTCAAGGGAGCGACCTCGGGAGAGGCCCTCAAGCGACTGTTCCAGCGTACCCTCAAGAGCGCGGCGAGGCTCCGGCGAGACTACGCCAAGGGGCTGATCGTGCCCCTCTGTCAAAAGCTTCTGGACGCCGCACGGATTCTTTTGAGCCGACGTTTCGCACTGGCGCTCCCCCCTCGAGTCACCCGAGGCGAGGGTCGTGAGGTGATGGTCGAGCCGAGGGCCCCGGGAAAGAGTCGATTTGTTCAGTGCGTGTGGCCTGACCTGTTCGCCCCCACGCCGACGGATTTGCAGGCGATGATCACCGCGGCAAGCCTGGCCACCGGAGGCAAGCAGGTGCTCAGCCGTCGCACCGCCGTCGCCTGGCTCGCAGGCACCCCGCTGCCGATCTCCAACGTCGACGACGAACTGCGCGCCATCGAGGCGGACGAGATGGCTGGCGCCGAGCGAGCCGCCGTCGCCATGGGCCTCCAGGAGCTCCCCGAGGGCAAGGCAGGGGCGGTCGAAGACGGAGACGAGGAAGAAGCGCCGGCGAGCGAGAAGCCGGAGAAGGAAGAGGCTGCGGCGTAATGGTCGCCGTTGTTCCCAAGAGCTTCACACGCCCCGTGCCAGCATCCCGGGCGCGGTCGCAGATCCAGGCCCAGCTCGACGCCAGCCGGGCCCGGGTGGAGCGTCTCAACGAGCGGGCGAAGCGCCAGCTCGTGCGGCAGCTCCTGGAGCTGGAGCGTGAGCTGCGGGACCGCCTCGACAGGATGCAACGCGAGGGCCGGGGAGACACCTGGACCGCTGCCGACACCGAAGCCACGCTTGTCCAGGTCCGCGAGCTGCTCGGGAGGCAGGGGCGCGCATTCCGGGCGCTCTTGGCGGAGAACGGCGCTCGGGCCCGGGAGCTGGGGGCGCGTGGTACCGTGGGGGTCTTGCATCACTTCGAGGGAGCGACCGGAGGACCGATCCGTCCCCTCGCCCTCGCTGCTGCTGTTGCCGCGCAGGAGCCGCTCCTTGAACGCTACGCAACCAGCGTGGCCCGCTACGGGCTGCGAACCATCGAGCGCATCGCCGGGGTGATGCAGCGTGGACTTCTGGAAGGCGCCACCTTCGACGAGGTAAAGAGGCGCCTCACCTCCGGCCCGGGCCCCCTGGTCCAGTCCGCCGGCGATGCCGCCAGGATCGTGCGGACGGAGGGGATGTTTGCCTACAACGCTGGGGCGCATGAGGAGGCTCTGGCGCAGCGCGCGGCGAGGTTCCCGGACCTGCAAAAGAAACTGATCGAAACCTTCGATGCCCGCACTGCGGACGACAGCCGGGCGGCCCACGGGCAGGTAAAGGACCTCGAGGATGTGTTCGTCGACGGCGCCGGGCGTCGCTACCTCCACCCCCCAGGGCGCCCCAACGACCGCGGGGTGCAGATCCCCTGGCGTGCCGCCTGGGAGGATGGCGCAGAGGTTCCTCGTTCGATCCAGGCCTCGCCACCGGCTCCCGTGGTCGCTCCGGCCCCTGTGGTGGCGCCGCCTGTGCCCCCTCCCGCACCGCCTCCACCCCCCCCGGTGCCACCCCCGCCGGCCTTGCCCCCGGACCAACTCGCGGCCCTCGCCCACACGCTCCGGGGAAGCGCCCCGGTCTCCCCCTGGCGCCTGGGGCTGATGGCCCTCAGTCAGCGGGAGCCATTCATCGAAGCGCGGCGCTTCGTCGACCTGACCCGGGCGGGAGCCCCGGAGAGCGTGCCGCGAGGGTGGCTGGCCCTGAGCGAGCGCCACACGTTCACGCCGGAGCAGCTCCAGGCCGCGGCCCTGGAACTCGCCGCCGGTCGATCTGCGCCGCCGGTCCTGGTGAGCCGGGGAGGACGGTACCTCCCGGCCAGCGACGAGGACGCGCTGCGGCTGATGGCCTCCGCCGCGCTCCGCGACGCCCAGGGGGCCGCGAAGGAGATCCCGGCCCGGGTGATCCGGGCGGCGCATGCCACCGACCCGCGGGCGTTCGCCGTTGAGCTCCAGGCAGCGCTTGCCGAGCGGGCGACCGACAACGGTGCTCGGGTCCGGAGGGTGCTCCGGGACGTGATCGAGGCCCACGGCGCCCGTAGCGTGGACGTGGTCCAGGGGCGCGCCCAGGCAGAGGTCTACGAAGAGAAAGTCCAGGGTATCCTCGGGGCCCATGCGGATCACAGCTGGCACGGCAGGGTGCGTGTGTCCCGAGAGCGCTCCGTCGAGGCCCAGGTGGCCATGCAGGCGATGGCCCGGGGGCAGACGGAGTCCTCGATCCCTCGCCAGTCCCTCAACGCGCTGCGGACCTTCTTCCACGAAGAATATCACGGGGCCTCGCCCATCTCGCCAGGGGCCTACCGGACCTTCGGGAAAGGCCTGGAAGAAGCCGGGACGGAGATTCTTGCCCGCGACACCGCGGCGAAGCTCCTGGGGGTCACCACCCCCTCCGGGGGCCACCCCTACGCCCTGCCCACGGTGCGGCGTAGTCGGAGCGGGGAGATCGTGACGTTCGCCGCGAACAGCTCAATCTCCTCCTACAACCACTACGTCGAGCCGCTTGTGGCCCACACGGCCCGCGCCATCGACACCCCCGAGGACGCCCCGCGGCGTCTGGTCGAGGCGTTTCGGCGCCTCCGGTCGGTCGACCGACCCGCGATCAGCACCCCCGAGGCGCACCTGGACGCCCTCGCGGACGCCCTGGACCTCGCCGGCGAGGCTCGACGCCGTTTCGTGGATGCCGTAGCCTCCGACCGGAGCCTGCGATGACCGCCGAGACCCCACCCACCACCGATCTGGATCGCAACGACATCGAGGGCGCCCTCGCGGTCCACCGCTGGTACCGGGAGCGGGGGCAGACGATCCCGCCGGACATGGCCCACGTGCTGCTGATGCTTCAGGACGACGACACGGAACTGGTGCGACGCCTGGAAGAGCAGTACCGCGCTTCGGAAAAATCCTAATCGTGGTGTCGTCGAGGGGCTCGATAACGCTTTCGGCGAAGGCACCGAATACCGCGACTCGCGGCCCGTGCGAAGGGCGGTGTTGGCGAAGACCTTGGTCGCCCCTCAGAGTTTTCCGAGATCCGGCGTGGGAAACTCCTCACGCGCCCTCCGCGCCACCTGCCGCAAGGCGTACCTCACCAGGTCGCTGTTGCTGCGGATTCCGGTGACCTCTCGGGCCCGGGCGAGGTCCTGGCGAAGCTGCTCGTCGAGCAGCACCCGCAGGGTCTCTTTTTCCGTCTCTTTCTCGGCTTCGCCCATGAGGCACATCTTGGCACAGTAGCCGAAGGACAGCCATCCTATGGTCATTACAGGACGGTCAAGTGGCCAACGATTCCAAGCAGTTGCGCCAAGTTGTGCCACGGGGTCAAACTACCCGTGTGACCGCCACCCTCGCCCTCGCCCTCGGGATCACCACCCGTGACCCTTCCCGCCCTGGCGCAGGCTGCGAGGCGAGCGTCCGCGACGCGGCAGCCACCAGCCACGACTACGTCGACCCGACCCCTCGCAACGTCAGCACCGCGGGTGGGGTCGGGGCGGCCTTCGTGCAGCTCGAAACCCCTGTGGCCCAAGTGGAGCGTTTCGTCGCGGACCTGCCCGCTGGCACGGACCTCGTGCTGCGCTTCGGCGGCGCGGTGGCGGAGGTGCTTGGCACCAGCGCCGCCACGGGCTTCAGTGGCGGCGAGACCGCGGTGCTGGCCATCGACGCCGGCGGCAACGTCACCGTCACTTTCGAGTCCACCGACACCACGCAGGCCCTCGCGGCGAAGCGGATCAACTGGGCTCTGGGCGCCCAGGTCGCCGACACGGACAGCGACGGCAAGCTCCGCCTCCGGAGCCTTCGCACAGGCGACGCAGGGGCCGCGGCCAAGGGGTACGCCTACGGGCGCGTCCGGGTGGTGAGCGGCAGCGCGCTCGCGGGCCTGGGGCTCGTGGCGGGCGACACCTACGGCCAGGGCGACGATCAGCGCGTCGGTTCTGGCCTCTTCGCCAAGACCTTCCCCGCGGGCGCCCTGCCTCGCCGGGTGGAGCTGAGCGGCTCGGCGCAGGGCGCCAAATTCTGGGTCGCCGGCAAGGCGAACTGAAAGGCAACCATGACCCTCAAGGAACTCCTCAACCTCGGCGAGCTCAACAAGCTGGCCGCTGTTTTCCGGTCGACGCTCCTCGGCGAGCGACTTCACGCGGGCGGCGTCCGCCTCCAGCGGGAGACGCTGGCCGTGGCCTCCGCTGCCGCGACTCCTGGCTACACGGTGCTGCACCTGCTTCACGCCAAGACCACGGGTACCGGCGCCGCTGGAGAAAAAACCCCGCTGGTCAACGGCGCCACCCCTTCCGCTGGTCAGGCAGCCCCCAACGCGGGCGGCACCAGCATCGCCTTCAACGCTGAGACCACCGGCGCCGGCACGGTGGACGTGGTCTACCTCACCGCAGATCCGCCCAAGAACGCCGACGGAGTCGCGGGCAGCGACCTGGCCGCCACCGTCACGGGGATCGGCTGACCATGTTCGGTCGTACTCTCCTCGGGCTCGCGCCCTGCCTTGCCGCTGTCGAAGAGGACGGTGGCGCTGGTGGGAGCGCCCCTGCGCCTCCCGCTCCCTCGCCGCCACCCAAGACGCCTCCTCCTACCGTCGATCCGGAGAAGGTCAAGGCAGAGGCCCGTCTCGCGGTGCTCAAGGACCTCGGTTTCGACAGCGAGGACGCCTACAAGGTCCACCTCGACGAGAAGAAGAAGGCCGAGGACGCCAAGCTCTCTGAGCTGGACAGGCAAAAGAAGCTTTACAACGAAGCCCTCGACGCGCGCGGCAAAGCGGAGGCGAAGTACGAGGCGGAGAAAGCCGCGCGCAAAGCCGCGGAAGACGCCCTTGCGCTCCGTGACCGGCTCGACGCCCAGGGCGTGCTCCCTGGCGAACGAAAGTTCGTCCAGGTCGAGCTGAGCGACGCAGAGGCTGCCGCGAAGAAGGCAGGCCAGGCCTTCGACGAGGCCAAGTTCTTCAAGCAGCTCCGGGAGAGGCGCCCCTACTTTTTCACCAAGGACGCCCCCCAGCCTGCCACCACCGGCACCAGCGCACTCGGGGGCAACGCCTCCCACGGCAGCAACGGCGCGAGCAACGGCCTCACCTTCGACGCGAGCAAGCTCAGCGCCGAGGAGTGGAAGAAATGGCGCCAGGAACACAACGTTTGACCCCTCGGAGTTACCCATGCCCCCTTCTCTGATCCCCGTCGGCACCCCTCCCTCCCTCGCCAACCTGATCCAGCAGAACGCCCTTGTGCGGATGGCGGACGAAGCTCTCCGTCCCGAGGCGCGGTACCGCGCGGACGCGAGGCGCGAGGAGCTGCCTCCGGGCACCGGCACTTCTCTGAATTTCTCCCGTCTTGGCCTGCTTGACGTCGATCTGAAGGCCGCCGAGACGCTGGGGGCCACCGACCGCGGCAGCTACGAGGTCGAGCGCTACACGGCCAACCCCGTGGCGTTTGCCAAGTCCATCGACCTCAGCGCCATGGACGCCTACGTCCAGACCGTCGGGAAGAAGCCCGAGCAGGCCGTCACCCGCCTCGCCGAGTGGGCCGGGCGCACCTCGTCCCGCATGGCCCGCGGCAAGCTGTTTTCCGGCGCCTTCGCCGGGCACACGGTCATCCGCACCACGCATGCGGACAGCGCCACCATCCTCGACGTGGACAGCCTCTCCGGCTTCCGCTTCAAGTACGTCGACGGCTTGCCAGTGGCGGTGAGCGCCGCCAACCCGATCAAGATCACCATCCGGGCCGCCAGCGACATCACCAACCGCTCTGTCACCGGCGTTACCCCTCGGGATCCCAACTACCCGGACGGACCCGGTACCCTCACCCTCGACGGCGCGCTCGGCGCCGAGGTCGCCGCGGGGAGTTACTGCTTCGTCCAGCGCAACGCCAGCGTGCCGCTTCAGGCGCCCTTCATCGTGCGCGCCGCCAACCGCGCCAGCACCCAGGCGATCCTGTCCACTGACCTGCCGACGTACAACGACATCCTCAAGATGCGCCAGCGCCTGGTGGACCGCGGCGTGCGGCCCCACCGCAGCACCGGCACCTACCACCTTCACGTCGACGCAACCTTCCGCGAGAAGATCACCCAGGACGCGGCCTACCGCACCGCGTTCCAGGGTGCGGGGATGTCCCCGATCTTCGGCGCGGGTTCGTTCTTCAGCGGCGCCGAGGGCATCACCATCCTGGAGAACAACGACTCCCCCGGGCTCGGCAAGGGCCGCGAGGTCTCCTGGAAGGCCCACGGCAGCAGCGTCCAGATGGAGGACATCGGCCTGCCGCTGGTCAACAGCTCCGGCGTTGCCATCCGCCGCGCCATCCTGACCGGCGAGGACGTGCTCACGGAAGCGTTCATCGACCACCGCAAGGTGCTCGAAGCGGGCGGCGCGAGGGTCATCCACGAGCTGGGCCAGATGGCTGTCTACGACATCAACGGGCGTCCCTTCCTCGCGGGCAACCTGGACGGGTGGGTGCTGATGATTCGACCGCCGCTGGACGAGCGGGCGATGGTGTGCAGCATCACCGTGGTCAACTACTTCGACTTCGTGCTGCCGTCGGACGTCTTCAGCGTGGCAAACGCCAACGACCAGACGCCGTTCAAACGCGCGGTCGGCCTCGAGTACGGCTCCGACTGGTGATGCCTGCATGCCGACGACGAGCTGGAGCGACGAGGAGTACGGCGCGGTGGCCAAGGCCCTGCTCTACCCGGGAAGCCGGGTGGCGGCGGTGGTCGTCGGCTACTCCGGCGCCGTGCCCATCGCCTGGCAGCTCGACGGTCGGCTCCAGCAGCTCGACCCGGCCACCAAGGCCGACGCCTTGACCCTCGCTCGTCAGATCCAGGCCGGCGAGGACGCGCTGCTCGCGGGCGCCCTGGGTGGGTGCGGCAGCAACCGCGGGGCGGTGCTCCAGGTCGGGGACATCCGCCTCGACCCGCGCCTCGGGCGCACGGAGCGCGAAGCGTTGCTCGACCGGGCCCGGGAGCGCCTCGCGGCCTTGGTCGACTTCTGCGTCAACCCCGACCGTCCAAGCCTCGGCGGGGGGGGTGGCGTCCAGGGGCGGTGGAGCCGGTGACCGGCGCCACCCCTCCACCCCGGCACCCCCGCACGCTCCACGAGGAGCTGGCGGCGGACGTTGCCTGCATCCGTGGCGACGTCCACGGGTGGGTGGGGGACCGGTCCTACCGCGTCTTCGTCGTCGTGCGGTCCTGGACCGGCGGCGCCCCCGGACGCGGCGAGGTATCCGACGACCGCCGGGTGGAGCTTCGGAGCGGCCCCGGCTGCAATGGCAACCCCACCCCTCCGCGCGTGCTCCTGGAGGGTACCTGGGCTCGCAGCATGCACGGCGTCGTGGAACAGGGCCGGGCGGTCCTGGAAGAGCTGGACCCGACCTACACCGAGGCTCAGCTCGTCAACTACGGGCGCTGCGGCGAGGGCGAGGAAACGTTCCTGGAGATCGTCCAGGACGAGCGCGACGGCCTCGCGGAGCGCCCGGTGCGCCGCTTCTTGATCGACGGCCCGCCGGTGCGCGACACGCGGCGGTTTCAGTGGACGATGCGGCTGCGGAGCGTCGAGCCCCAGGGGGTGTTCACGCCCGCTCAGGAGGCCCCATGAAGCGCGTCAAGACCACGCCCGCGGGCCTGGCGACGGCGCTGCGGAAGATGGCCACGGTGGCCCCCAAAGCCCTGGAAGACGCCATGGTCGACGGCGCCATGCAGCTCCAGGGGTCGCTGGTCCAGAAGGCCATCGCCTCGACGGACCCGCAGCCCGTGGACCAGGGCCAGTACAAGGCCGCCTGGGTGTTCGAGCCCATTTCGGGCGGCGCGCTCGTGGGCAACGCCAGCAAGCAGGCGCTCTGGATCGAGCGAGGCCGCGCCCCGGGCCCGGTCCCCTACGGCCCGATCCTGGCGTGGGTGCGCCGTAAGGGCTTCGTCAAGGCGCAGGCCAAGGCCACCGCGAAGGCAAGCCAGCGCCGCGCCACCAAGGTCGACATCGAGCAGGCGGAGGCCAGCGCCGCCTTCGCCATCCAGAAGAAGATCGGCGAGCGCGGGATCGAGCCCCGGTGGGTGCTCCGCCGCGCCGTCGAGGCCCTGCGCTCCCGCCTCCCACGGCTGCTCCAGGACGCGCTCCGGAGGGCCCTGTGAGGCCGTCAGCGCGTGACCTCCAGGCCCGGGCCCTCGCGGACGCTCGCGGGCTCCTGCCGCTGCCCAACGCCAGCGAACTGGAACCGGAGATGGCCGTGCTGGTCGCCCTGGCCTGGCACCTGGAGCGCATCGAGGCCCACGTCGAGGGCTCGTCGCAGCCGCTCCGCCCGGCCTACGTGGGCGAGGAGTGGGCGCGGGGCACGGTGCCCTCCGCCTACCCCTCGCTCGTCGTCCTGGGCCGCACCGTGAGCCAGCGGGACACGATTCTCGCCATTCCCTACGAGGTCGACGGCCAGGACGTAATCTCCCTCGACGACGCCTGGGCGCTCTGGCGTGTGGGCGAGGACACCGGCGAGGGCGTGGTGCATGTCCTGGCCTCTCATGCCCCCCAGCGCGACGCGCTGGCCAACGCCGTCGCAGACGCGCTCACGGGCAACCTGGATACGCTTCAGGGCATCGGGCTGCCGCTGCCGGAGGCCGCCCTCCCTCGCCCACTCCAGGGCGTCCTGCCTCCCGAGCGGCTCCCCCTGGCTCGCGTCGCCCTCAGCAGCGCCCCGGTCCCCGTCGACGACGGCGTTGCCGCCGCCGGGGGCGTCTGGCGCGCGGACGTGACCTTTCGCTGGCAGGCTCCACGGCTCGTGGCCCGCCCCCGTCTCCCCGACCTCCGCGCCGAGGTCACCGTCTCTGTTGCTCCCTCGGAGGCCTGATGTTCATCCGTCGCTTTTCTGCACTCCCCTCCCTTGCCGTCCTCCTCGCCGTGTCCGGTGTGGTGCTGGTCGACGCCCCACCGGCCCGTCCGGTCAACGCAGCCCCCTTCGGAAAAATCATCGTCGTGGGGGAGTTTGAGGACGGAGAGTTCAACGTCCCTACCGAGCTGCTCACCAGCTCGGACCAGGCCACCAAGTTTGGCCTTTTCGGCTACACCTACGGCTCGCAGAAGCACCAGTACCCCTGCGCCAAGCAGAGCGGCGGGAGCGAGCCCTGGAACGGCAACGGCTGGCTCCAGACCGCGCGCCTGGTGTTTGGCGGGGGCCTGGTGTTCTGCCGGGTCGACAGCTCCATCGGCGAGGTGACCCTCACCCCGCGGGCCTTCGTCGAGGGCACCCTCAAAGGGCCCTTTGCCCTCGACGATGGGCTGACCTTCCAGTTCAAAATCAACGGAGGCAGCACCGTCACGGTCACCTTCGCCGCGACGGCGGCGGTGCATACGGCCACCAGCGGCACCTACAACGCCTTCACCGGCGGCGAGGTGCTCGAGCTGGCCATCGACGACGGGGCGACCTTCGAGGTGGTGTTTCAGGCCGGAGACGACACCCTTGCCGAGATCATCTCCCGGATCAACGCGACCTATGGCGCCACCATCGCCAGCAACGCCAGCGGCGAGCTCCGGATCACCTCGCTGAGGAAGGGAACCGCCAGCCGTGTCTACGTCAAGGCCAGCTCGACCGCGGCTACCCTGGGCCTCACGTCGGGTTCTTCGTCGCCCGCCGACGACGAGGACGTGAGCGGCACCGGAGACGCCGCGGACATCTCGCTCATGACCTTCGCCGAGCTGAAGGCCAAGGTGGATGCCGCCGGTCGCGTCATGACCACCGGGAGCGCAGGGTTCCCCCGGCTGGTGAGCACCGCCGCAGGCACGGGCTCTGTCCAGATCGTCGGCGGTACCGCAGCGGCGCTTCTGGGGTTCGTTGCGGGCGACGCGGTGACCGCCGCCCTGCCCTCCGCGATCTCCTTGCCGGCGGGGCTCCGCTGCTCCGACGGCGGCGCGGACGCCACCCGCGTCGTCACCATGCAGACCAAGAGCGCCGCCGCGGGCAGCACCGCCAGCATCAACGTCAAGGTTCGCCCCGCCGTCGACGACGGTACCTACGCGGGGGTGGCGGCGGACGCCATTGACACCATGGAGGACAAGCCCGGCGACCTGGAGTGGAGCGTCACCAACAACGACGCCCTCACCGCGGCGCTCACCGCCTCGCAGCTCGACAGCCGGTACCTCGCGGCCATCGACGCCACCCTCGGAATCACCAACGACGCCACGAAGAAGGCGAACGGGATCCTCTCGGCCCGGCAATCGAACGCCATCCGGGCCCGTCTGCGGCAGAACGCCCTCGACGCCAGCGCCAACGGGCATTTTGGCCGGCGAGCGTTCCTCTGCCCGCCCAACGGCACCAGCGCCACGACGATCATCGGCAGCGCCGCCCCGGGCGTCGGGGCGACCCGCGCCGAGGAGGTAGCCTACGCCGCCGGCGGGGTGCGGTGCTTCTACCAGGAGCTTATCGACGGCGGGCACAGCACCGACGGGGTCGCTGTCCGCCACCCGGACGCGCTCCTCGCCGCGCGCTGGGGTAGCCTCACGCCGGGCTACAACCCCGGGCAGCTCCCCGAGGAGCCGGTGCTGCGCTACTCGCCCTCGCTCTTCCCTGGCCTGGAGACGGTAGCGCAGAGCTGGGATCTCACGACCTACGCAGCCTTCAAGCGGGCGGGAATCTGCGGAGCGTTCTTCGACGCCCAGAACGGGGTCACCTTCGAGCAGGGGGTGACCTCTGTCGATCCATCGGCGGATCCGTCCCGGGTCGACATCAGCCGCAAGACGCTGGCGGATTTCATCGGCGACTCCTGCGCGAGCTTTTTGCTTCCGCAGGCCAAGCGCCAGGGGACCGTGGCCCGACGCGAACGCCAGCGCGCCGCCATCGAGGGGTTCCTGGACAGCCTGGTGGGTGACACCGTCGAGGACTACCAGGTGAGCCTGGTGGACGGCCAGGCCACAGGGGTCCTGCGCTGGGACGTGGCGGTGACGCCGGTGCAGAGCGACGACGTGATCCTGTTCAACCTCAGCGTCGGCCCCAACGCCGTCGAGCTGAGCCGAGGGTGAGGTAAGCCATGGGCCTTCGATACGCCGGACAAGAGGGGTCGCTGACCCTGATCAACACCACGACGCAGGACCAGCTCCTGCCGTCGATCGGGCTGGAGTCCACGAGCTTCAGCTTCCCCTTCGAGCTGACGCAAAAACAGTTCATCGGCGAGATCGGCCCGGACTACCGGGAGTTTGCCAACGGCTGGGAGCTGGAATTCAAGTTCGAGCCCACCGCCGCCGAGGAGATCGTGGCCTACGTCAACGCCATCAAGGCGAAGGCGGAGGGGACCTCGACGGACGAGTTTGCGGTGCAGCTCCGGTTCGCTTCCCCCGACGGTAGCACCCTGCAGGTCACCTTCCGGGACGGTCACTTCGAGGGGCTTCCTTTCGAGCTGGGGGGGCGCACCGAATTTCTCACCGGCACCCACCGGATGAAGGGCAAATTCTACAAGATTCAGGTGATCTGATGGCTGACCACGCTCCCGAAGTCCCCGGCCTCAAAGGGCTCTCCTCACTGCCGCCCCGCTCGCAGCGCGAGGGCTTCGCCATCTTCCTCCCCGGCGAGGTGCTGAAGCGCGGCTCGCGCCACTGGACCGACGCCCAGCGCGAGGCCGGGGTGTGGCTGAAGGGCATCTACCTCACGGCCAGCGAGGAGGAGGAGGCCGTCGTCGAGTCTCATCGCGAGGGCAAGCCTGCGCTGGTGGGGATCTACACCATCCGGAAAACCCTCGTGGCCATCGCGGATCCGATGACGGCCCGTGACGAGGAAAACGGGGAGGAGTCCACGGTCCCCGGCCCCTGGCGCCCCATCCCGGCGCTCGAAGTCCGAGCCTACTGGGAGGAGATCGGCAGCATGGGCCGTGCGATCTTCTCCCAGGCGTACACCCTGGCTCATACGCCCTCTGCTGCCGCGCGGGCGGTCGCGCTGGCCTCGTTTCGGCAGGTCACATGACCCGCTCTACGCGCTCCAGTTCGCGCTGCGATTTGCAGCGATCTCGGCGGAGGAGCGCCTGGAGCGGCTCTACGACGATGCCGCCGGGTTCGTCGAGGCTGGCATGCCCTGGGAGGTGTACTGGAGCTCGACGCGGCTGACCCGAGATCGATTTGCGGACGCGCTCCACCGTCGCGCCGAGCGCCAGCGTCAAGAAGCGGAGCGCGGCAGGAGACAGAGGTAGCCGGTGGCCGAAGGAATCCAGTACGACGTGTTCGCGACGCTCAAGGTCGCAGGCGGCGCGAGCTTTGTCAACGACATGGGCCGCGCGGCCGGCTCCGTCGACGCGCTCCAGGGCGCCTTCGACAAGCTCCACGGCGGCGCCGAGCGGGCCTGGGGAGGGCTCCAGACCCTCGGCGGCATGGCCGCAGGAGTGCTGGGGAAGTTCGTCGCGGTAGGCTCAGCGGCGGTGACGGCGGCGGCGGTGGGGTCTGCCGCGGCGATGGCCGCCACCGGGCAAAACCTCGCCATGCTCGAAGGCAAGAGCATCCAGCTTGCCTCCGTCATCGCCGCCGCCACGGAGCGGAGCTTCGCGAGCGTCCAGGGCGAGACCGGGGCGTTGTTCGCGCAGTTCAAGATGGACGCGGTGCAGAGCGCCGGTGGGATGGCCGATTTTGTCGACACGGCGAGCAAGATCGTGGCCCCCATCGTCGGCGCCGGACGGAGCATGGAGGAGCTGCGGCAAATCACCAAGGGCGTGATCGCCACGGCTCCGGCCCTCGGCGTGGAGTTCCAGCAGGCCGGCTCCGACGTCATGCGCATGCTTCGGGGCAGCGCCGGTGCCGAATTGCCCTTCTTCCAGGCCCTGAAGTCCATCCCCTCGCTGGGGATCGAGAGCGCCGAGGCGTTCAACAAGCTCTCTCCCGAGAAGCGCATCGACACGCTGAAGAAGGCCCTGACGAACCCGGCCTTCCTCGCGGCCAGCGACGCCGCCGGGGAGAGCTTCAAGGGGCTCTGGGCCACGGCGGAAGACCTGATGATGAACATGGGCGGCCTCGCCATGTCGCCGGCCTTCGGCGTGCTAAAGCGCAACCTCGGCGGCATCACCAAGACCCTGATCGAGGGCCTCGGGGAAGGGGGCCCGGTCAAGGGGGCGCTGGAAAAGCTCGGCGCCACGGCAGGATATCGGTTCGGGCAAATCACTTCCGAGATCGGCAAGCTCTTCCCGGACCTGAACGGCTCGATCGAGAGCACCGTGCTGTGGGTCGACCACCTGGTGGACAACGGCCTCGCCCGCGTCGTGTCGGCGACGTCCTGGGTGGTGAGCCACTGGCCCGAGATCACCAGCGGCGCCAAGGCCTTCGCCGGCTGGGTCTCCGAGTCCGCAGATCGCGCCATCGATCTGGTCCGCACCCTCGGCGGCGGTGACCTCGCCAAAGGCATCGAGCGAGCGGCGCTGCTCTACGGAGGTGCCAAGGTCGCCGCCCCCACAGCACAGATCGCTCTTGGCACGGCGCAGATGGTCCAGGGTACGGCGATGGTGGGCAAGTGGGCCATGGGGCTCTTCAGTAGCGGGACCGCGGCGGCAGGGGCCGCCGAGGCCGCAGCAGGCAGCGCAGGGGCCGCTGCGGCAGGGGCCTCGGGAAGCTCCGCCGCCGCTGCGGCTGGTGGCACCCTGGGGGGGGCAGGAGCGCTTGCTGGGGGCGCCCTCGCTGCGGGCTTCGCCGGGTTCCTCGCCACCACGTACCTCGCGATCGAGCAGGATACGTTCGGGTTTGTCCGGTTCCTCAGCGACGAGTGGGACAAGCTCATGGTGGCCGGCGAGCGCCTCTGGAGCAGCGTCCAGGGGGTCGGGCGCCAGTTCGAGGCCCTGTGGGAAGCCGGCCTGAAGCTCTACGAGGCGATGAAGCCGCTCCTGGGCCTGTTCGCCAGCCTCTACGCAATCCCCCTCGCGGTCGCGTTCGAGGTCATCGTCACGGGCGCAACCCTCGCCGCCGACGGGCTCACCTGGCTCGCCCAAACGCTCCAGCTCTTCGCAGGCTACGCCACCGAAGCGATCGGCCCGCTGACCAAGCTCATGGACGAGATCGTGGACAAGCTGGGCCTCAAGAAGAAGACCCTCGCACCGGTCGACGAAGACCTGATGCGAGCCTTCGACGCAGGCGGCATGGGAGCGCCGATCATCACCACCTCCGGGACCATGGCCGGAGGCTCGTCGCTCCCGAAGAAGCCCCCCTCGACCTCCGGCAAGCAACAGGTGGAAGTGACGCTGAAGTGGGACCTCGGGGAGGGCAACGAGGAGGCGATCTACGTCCGCACCCGCCGCGACCTCACCGAGGCGCTTCAGAACGCCCGCTCCTTCGTCCGTAGCGGCCCGCTGCCCGGGAGGTTCTGATGGCCACGGCGCGCCTCTCCCCGGAACAGCTCGCCGAAGCGGTCATGCGACGGCGCTTCGACCAGCGAGGCAACGCCCTGGTCGTCGAACGGGGGCTCCCGTCGGTAGCCTCTGGCGTGACGCTGGTGGTCCAGGAGCTGGGCCCCGGGCCGATCACGATCTTGCTTCGGCGAGGCCTCGGGATTGAGGAGGGCGCCGAGTGGACCACGGAGACCAAGGGGGAGACCCGCACGCCCATGGGGGCTAGCGAGGGGTACTCGAGCGTCACCGGCACCACCTACGACAAGACGGAGATGACCCTCGCCCTGGACCCGGCGCACCTGCGTCCCGGGGACCTGTCGGTGGTGGGGACCGTGCCGCCCACCAACGCGGAGCAGATCCTGGCCCTGTTCGAGGCGCTCCAGGCCAGGGCGCGCTCGTGCCTGGTGCAGCTCGGGCCGCTGACCCGGAGGGGCATCCTGCGGCGCGTGACGGTGCGGCCTGGGCGCGGCGCCAGCGTGGACCTCGGCGGGGGGCGTGTGGCGCCGAGCTTCGGCTTTGCCCTGGTGCTGACCTGGGAGTGGTCCGGGCTGGGGGAGCCCGTCCCCCGACCCGAGCAGCCCCCCTCCGGCGCGGACCTCGCCGGGCAGCTCGGGGCCGCCGACAGCGGCTACGGCCTCGCCCTGGCGGAAGCCGGCGACGCCTTCGACCCGGACGCGCTCACGGCGATCCGGGGCGCCATCGGTCGGGTGCGCGCCGGCGTGAGCCAGCTCCGCCGCACGGTGCAGCAGATCGGAAGCCTCGCCGCCGCCCCGGCCCGCCTGGCCAACGAGGCGCTGGCCGCCGCCCGGTCCCTGGGGAACGTTCTCCACGACCTGGAAGTGCAGCTCGGCGACACCCGGGACGCCTACCTCGCCGCGGGCAAGGCCGCGCAGGGGGTCGGGCGAGCGCTGGGCCCCCGGGCGTCCGCGATGGCCAAAGCCCAGCAAGCCAAAGGCGCGATCCGCGAGGCCAACCAGACGGCGATGGATGCGGTCGTGGCGATCTTCGATGGTCTTGCCCGGAGGCAGGGGCAACGGGTGGCGGTGCGTCCCGGGCAGAGCCTTGCGGACGTGGCCCGAACGGCGCTCGGCGACGCGGAGCGGTGGCCGGAGATCGCCAGGAAAAACGGCCTCGCGGGGCAGGTGGTGCCGGACGGCGTGCGGGAGGTGGAGGTGTGAGCGTCGTCCGGGTGGCCTGCGGGGTGACGCTCCGGGTAGAGCTCTACGACGAGCTGGACGGCCCGGAAGCGCGCCGGGCTGCGGAGGCCGTGAACCTTGCGCTGGCCGTGGCCAACGCTACCCGGGCGAAGGAGGGCAAGCCGCCGCAGCCTCTCAACGCCGACCCCTGTGCCTACGTCGAGGAGAGCGGGGCGAGCCGCAAGCGACCCTTCTTCGTGCTCCTGGACCTGGCGCCGCTGAGCTGGTCGGTGACCTACAACAGCTTCCGCCGCGCCGACGAGTTCGAGTGCGTTTTGCCGCTCGCGGTCCTGCCCGTGCCCCCGGAGGCGATCCGAGCGATCACCTGCGAGGTGCTGATCCGGCAGCTTTCCGCCGAGGAGTGGGACGAGGGGCTGCGGGTGCCTCGCCTCGCGGACCACCGGGACCAGGTGGACTTCGCCGGAATCTGCTCGTCGGAGGCCGTGTCGATCGGCGACGGCTCGCTCCCCACGGTGAAGCTCCCGTTCCGGGATTACCTCGGGCTGCTGGCGTCGAAGAAGGTTCCAGCGGGGGTGAGCCTGGACCAGAGCCTGACGCTCAGCGAGGCGATCCGCAGGCTGCTCGTGGGCACCCCGGCGGAGGGCTTGTGCGTGCGGTGGGTCGACCCCACCAGCGAGGAGCCCACCGCCGGGCGCCACGTCCCCAAGGCCCAGAAGAAGGCCGGCAAGACCGCCAAGAAACCGACCGGGGGACAGCAGAGCTACCTCGACGTGATCACCGAAGAGGCCGCGCGGCTCGGGTGCGTGGCGAGGCTGCGGGTGACGACGATCGAGCTGAGCACCGCAGGCCCGCTCTACGAGGGCCGCGCCAGCACCAGCAAGGCGGCGCTGCTGGTGGGCCAGGTGGTGGAGAGCATCGAGGCAGAACACCAGCTCGTGGGGGTCAAGAGCCAGTCGGTGCAGGTCGTGGGGTACAACCCCGACACGGGCGACTCCTACACGGCCCGGTGGCCCCCGGACCCGAAGGGCCAGAAGGCGACGCTGGTCGAGCCCGGGAGGCCCCCGAGGCTGCCCCCGGTGGCGGCGAACATCGGCCTCCCTGGCTACGAGCAGCTCGACGAGAGCGTGCTGCTGATCCCCTGGGGGCCGGTGGCGAGCAAGGAGCGGCTCCTGGAGGTGGCGCAGATGATCTTCCTGGAGCGCACCCGCCAGCGCGTAAAATACACGATCAAAACCCACGCCCCGTGGTCCAACCCTCTGGAGCCCGACGCCCAGGGCGGCGACCTGCTGCGGCTACGGGCCGGGGATACGGTGGACTTCGGCTACCTGGCCGGCGGGGACAACCCGCTGCTCCCGCCGGAGGTCCAGGCCCTGACGGGGATCGTGAGCGCCGAGGGCATGGCCGGACTGCTCCAGGCCTCCGGGGTGCCAGAGGTCACGGCGAAGCGCATCGGGGGGCTTCTGGCGTCGGTGCCGCGACTGTCGAAGTTCCGGGTGGACGAGTTGCAGGTGAGCGGCGGCGAGCGGCAGGACGTGGAGCTGACCTTTCGGCTGGTGAACTTCGTCCAGATCGTCGGGGACTTCCAGGGCGACGTCTTCGCCGAGGCCTTCTCGAAACTCCAGGCGAAGGTGAGCGCGCTGGCCGCCGGCCCTCTTGAAGAAGCGAAGGCGGCCTTTGCCGCCGCTTACCAGAGCCTTGCCTCGCTGTCGGACGCAGCGGAGGCCCGTGCGGCCCTTGACGCCCTCTGGCGTCAGGCCAGGAGAGGACCATGAGAGCAGATGCAGCGACATCGGGGGCCCTGGCAGAGGCCCTCGACCAGGACCCCAGCGACGGAGGCAGACAGCGGTGCTGGAAAGCCCTGGCGAGGGTGGTGGATGAGGAGCCCACCTACGTGTGGCAGGAAGGAGACAGCAACGGGATCACCGTCGCGGCGATGCTGCTCACGGGGCCGTTTGTCGGCGCAGAGGTGGTGGCGTTGCTGGCGGCGCCCCTCGGCGGGGCGCTCCAGGTGGCGCCGTTCCGCAGGGGACAGCGCATCCTCGTGGATCTGCTCGACGGGAGGCCGGATGGGCTCTGCGTCGCTACGGCATCGGTCCCCGGCGGCAGGGAAGACCCGATCCCCCCGTCGATTGCGGGTGTTCCCCTGGACAGCAAGGGCCTGGAAGAGCAGGGCTCGGCGGCGAAGAACAACGCCACGCAGCCCAGGGCGGTGCTCTTCGCGCCCCCCAAGGGGATCGGGCACCGCGAGTACTACCGGGGGGCGATCAAGGTGGTGCGCCTCAAGGGACAGCAGAGCGACTTCTTCTCGGGCTTCGTCGTCTCGGCAGACGATGGCACCACGATCCAGATGAGCTGGAACGGCGCGACCAACGGCTACGGCGTCCAGATCAAGGACGCGAAGGGGGCGCAGCTCTCCGTGGGCGACGGCGCCGCAGCGCTGGTGTCCCCCGACGGCAAGAGTCGGATCGAGGTGAGCGACGGGCGGGTGTTCATCACCAGCAACGGGCAGACGCAGGTCTTCGGCTCGCCGATCACCCTCAACCACGGGCCCGCGGACGGAGTGCCCACGCTTGCCACCGGGGGCGCGGTGGTGGCGAAGGCCGGGGGGGGCATTGCTGGCGCCGCGGCCATCTCGCAGAGCGTGTTCGTCGGAGGGGCGAGCTGATGGCTGGGCCGAAGGTGATGACGCCGTGTGGGGAGATCGAGATCCCCCTGCCGTCGTTCGAGATCCCGGGGCTGCCGAGCCTCGACATTTTTCCCCTGCCGTTCCCGCCGAAGCTGAGCATCCCCCTGCCCGACTGCGACGTGGTGAAGAACGCGATCGGGGCGGCGCAGGAGCCGCCAGGGGACAGCGAGCCCTAGAGGCTACCAGAGTCGCAGCAGTAGTAACACTCGCCATTTCCCAGACACGTCTTGAGGTCGCATCCGTTGGAAGCCATCCACTCGTTCTTCTGGGAGCAAGAGTAGTTGAATTTCTTGCCTACGCTGCCGCTCGATCTTCGCCCGGATGGCCGGGGCGACCCGGGCCGCGTCGATGGTCGCCAGCCACAGCGGCAGGGCGTCCAGGTGCAGCGCCATCATCTCGCGGGATTTGCCGTCTTCCGCAACCGTTACGATGGCCGAAACAGTTGCCCAGGTCTTGCCTGGGCCGCGAAAGAGCGCCCCGAGTGGGAGGGGAAGTAGCCCTCACGTCACCAGGTCTTCCCCGAAAGGCAGCTTGACCGCCTGGAGCGTTACCAGGTCGCTCACGAACGTGTTGGTGCTGAGCGTCAGCACGATCTGGTTGAGGTTCGGCCTCCCTGGGGTCACCTGGCGCCGCTCCAGGTCGACAAACGCCAGGTTCCCGTCCTGGAGCGGCCAGATCCTGCCCGCGTCCTCTCGGCTTCCGGCCACGTCGTAGCCGCTGCCGCTGGCGCCCACCTGGATCAACAGCCTCGCCGCGTCCAGCGGCAGCGGGACGTCGATGCCTCCGACGGTGAGCTGGGCGAAGCCGTAGGTGCCGCTGGTGTACGTCCGGGGGGAGGCGCTGTTGTTGGCGGTCATCGAGGGCAGCGTCATCAGCCCCGAGGGATCGGTGGTGCCGGAGAAGATGGCGCTGCCCCTCACCCACCCGTCCTGATCGACGTGCTGCGAGCCCACCAGCAGCGGCACCCCGTCCACGTCGGTGTACCGGTAGAGCCCGATGCAGATCGCGTCGTCCGGGGTCACGGAGAGGTTCTGGTAGCGGTAGGCCAGGTCGCCGCGCGCCCAGCCGGGGAGCGTGAGGTTCGCCGAGGGGCGCAGGTCCCAGCGTAGCCCCGACCGGGCCGCCTCGGCGGCGTTCACCCCTGCCCCGATGCGCGGCGGCGTCGGCGAGAGCACCAGCGCCCCATCTACCTGAACGCCGTCCGCCTGGAGCGTCGGGTGGTGGCCCAGCGGGTAGGCTCCTCGCCGTACCGGACGTGGGACGTAGCCGCCGGGTTTGCAGAGGTAGAGCCAGGCAATTTTCGGCGTCGACGGCGAGGCCGTGGCGTCCCAGGTCGCCCCCGGCTCGGCGAGGTCGCCCACCTGGATCGCGCTGGAGTAGGCCCGGACGCCCAGCAGTTCGTTGCCCAGCCGGGCCCAGGCCCGCCCGAGAAAGATGGTCTGGTTGTAGGTCCCGCTCAACTGACCCTCGTGGCTGAACTGCCAGCAGCCGCCGATCCGGTTGGGGCCGGGGGCCAGTTCCGGCAGCTTGCGGCAGTCGAAGAACACCGCATCGGCGAGGTTGGTGGCCCCGGAGGGCACGTAGAGCAGCGCCAGGACGATCCCGTTCGACGGCACCCCGGCGAAATTCGGCGGGGAGTCGACAGAACTCCGGAGGACGGTGATCGTGAGCTGCTGCTGCTTGACCTTCGCGGCGCTTGCCACGTCGTAGACGCCGGTCCCTTCGTTGAAGACCCGGCGCGCGGTGTCGGTCTCCACGGTGGCCTCGCTGGCCGTGGCGTAGACGAGCCAGTACTCGTAGCCGGGGAGGGCTCCGCCGGGAGGAGAGGCTGGGGAGACCGTGGCCCCGAGCGGCAGGATGCCGACGCAGCGCGGGTAGTCGTCGTCCTCGTAGGTCCCGGTCCAGCTCCCGGGCCGGGTCGCGTTGCTCCCGGCGGTCCAGTCGATCAGCATGGCTCCGGCGGTCACGTCCACCTGCCAGCCCGACGCCCAGACGACCTCCAGGCCGCGGAGGCAGCGACCTCGTATCCTGCCGGGGTCCAGGGAATCGCCGAGGCCGCTACCGCGGACCCCGAGCGCCCGGCGCATGGCGAACCCCTCGGCGACCCGGGCCAGGTCACGGCGCTGAAATCGCTGCATCAGGTTGAGGTCCAACGCGGTGAGGCGCTCGAGCAAATAGCGAACGATCATGGGTAGCTCCAGGCGGGTAGGTGGTAGAGCTGCACCAGGCAGCCGGCGGGCTTGGCCGCGTTGACCGCAGAGAAAAGAAGGCGCCGCACGCGCGCCACGGTGTCCGCGGGCAGGCTGTCCGGCGGATCCCAGCGGACGACGGCTGCCCAGCGCAGGGTGCCGGGCTCCAGGAGCGCGAGCCCCGGGTTGAAGAACGGGTCCAGGAGGGTGTAGCTGGGGTCCCGGCTCGCCATCCCGTCGGGGGTCTCCGGCGTGCTCATGTCGGTCGAGTGAAGGTCGGAGATGGCGCCCAGCGCCGCCGGGAAATTGAGGGCGTAGGGGTCGATGCTGTCCGGCGCGTGCGCCCCCAGTTCGTAGATCCGCAGGTCCAGGCGACCGAACCCCCACGGCGCCAGCGTGCGGATCGCGGCCCGCAGCGCGCCGAGCGGAGAAGGACGCTCGTGGCGCTGGGCCAGGCGGTCTCGGAGCAGCGCATCCTCCTCGCCAGGACGACGGGGGCGCCCCACCTGCTCGCCCAGCTCGTCGAGGAGCCCGAGGCTGCCCCCGGTCGCCGCGGTGGTGTTCTCGACGGCGAACAGTTCGTCCCAGGGGATCGCCCGCCAGGAGAAGCCGAACGCGCCCGTGGTCCACGGCACCATCCAGGCGTCGGCGGTCGTATCGGACTGCTCTCCCCAGGCGTACTCGTTGTCTCCAGCCTCTGCGGCCTCAGCAAAGGAGGCTCCATCGTTGACGGCGGCAATGCGCAGCGCTCGCCCCTCGTTGGCCTCACCAGGCGCCAGGACCGTGCTCAGCTCGACGTAGCTCCCCACCAGCTCGGCACGGAACGCATGCGGCACCGTGGGGTCGGTTCGCAGGCGCATGGCCTTGGGCTGGACCATGCCGCCCGGCAGCAGGTCCACCGCGAGCCCGACCCCGCTGAGGCCGTCGGTGGTCTCCCGAAACGCCGTCAGCTCGCCGGCCGGGATGTGCTTGTGCCCTGGGAGCACGGCGGTGGCGCCCACGGTCTTCGTCACCCCAACCTCGCCGACGCCCCAGGTCAGGGCGCTGTCGGTGAGGAACACGTGGCCGTCGGGGGTGGTGACCGCCACGCCGGCGGGCAGGGTGATCGGGCGCGTGGTCTTGAGGGTGCGGCGCAGCGTCACCGCCAGGGTCAGGGTGGCGTAGGTGGGGCCGCTCGCGGGGTCGGTCTCCTGGGCGCCGTGCGGCACGAGCCAGAGCTGCCCGGCCCGCTCGGCGTCTTCCTGGTCCGCGGCGATCAGCGCGTCCACGTAGAGGCCCAGCAGCGCCTCGCCGTCGGGGGTGGAGCGCAGCTCCGCCAGCCACCCCCCGTCCACGCGCCCGGCGAGCAGATCCAGGGCCTCGGCGAAGGTGAGGACGCTCATGCGAAGGTCACCAGGTCGGGGCGGGTCCGGTAGATCGTGCTCTTCGACGCAGGCACCAGGTCCACGTCGCCGGGGCTCCCGGGCTCCAGGCCGTAGGGGGCGGACTCCAGAAACACGAGCCCGGGGATGCGCGCCAGGACCTTCGCCAGGCTGGCCCGAAGGAGCGCGGCGCCGGGCGAGAGCGCGTTGACGTAGGCCAGGATCGCGGCCTTCGCCTCTTCGCGGACCCGCTCCGCGGCGAAGGTGTCCAGCACCCCGAATTGCAGAGAAAACGCACGGAAATCGGGTGTGGTCCCGACAAAGCGAACCTCCTGCCCCAGCAGCCGAAAATCCCGCAGCCTCGCCCGCACCCTGGCCAGGAGCCCCAGCGTGGCTCGGCCCTGGGCGTCGGCGAGGTAGACGGTGACCGCGCCGGTCACGACTCCGTCGCTGTCCAGATCTTCGACGGCGGCGACGGTGTTCACCCCGGGGACGCTCAGGGCGCCAGCCGCCAGGACGTCCAGATTCCGGTCGAGCCCCGCGTCCCACAGTGCGTAGCGAGCTCGATACGCCTCGTCCGTCTCGCGCTCGTCGCCCCCGGCGGAAGGGATGCCGAAGCTTTCCACGATCATCGTGGGGTCGAAAAGGGCGCCCACGTTTTTGAACACCTGGACGTCTGGCGGCACCCCGTTCCCCAGCGCCCCCAGGGTGAGACAGGTGGCGCTGGTCCGAAACGGCCCGAGCTGTCCGGAGCCGAAGACCACGCTCTCGTCCAGGGTCCAGGTGAGTCCTCCGGCCAGGATCTCCGTGCCTGCGTCCACCTGCCCCTCGCCCGCGTCCGCGGTGGGTCGAAAGAGGTAGAGGTCGAGGGTCGCCGCGCTGGCGGTCTTGCGAGGGAGGCGCCCCTTGCTGCGCTCCAGGATCAGCCGGTCCAGGTCCTCGCCGCGAGCCCCGGCCACGGTCTGCGCGGCGAAGCGGGCAGCGCTCCGCGCGTCGAGTTCCTCCGCGAGCGCCGCAGCGCCGTTGACCAGGATATTGATGGTTGAGCCGGTCTTGTCGACGGCGGCGGGGTCGAGCTGGGCGTCCGGGGTGATGCGGATGCGGTTGCGGGCGATGCGGGCAAAATCGGCTCTCGTGGCCATCAGGTTCCTCCGGCGGTGAGGCGCTCGACGAAGGCGAAGGGGGGGGCCCCGGCACGGGGCTCCACCGTCACCTCGAAGCGCACGACGTGGGCCGCCACGAGCTGAGCACTGACGCTGGCGCTCAGCACGTCCGGATCCCGGCGGATCTCGTCGGCGAGGGCGGTGGCTTCCCGGTCGAGTTGCGCCTGCGTGTAGCTACGCTTTGGCTCGACCCCCCGGCCGAAGGTCTTGGCGTGGGTGAAGGCGCCTCGCCGCGCCCTCACCAGCAGCCGGAGCCGCTCCCGGAGCGCATCCACGGGAGTGAGGCCCAGCGGGGCCCCCCGGGGCGCCGTGACGGGCAGGAGCACGTCCGCGTCAGGCTGCCCCGGGACGGGCCCCGAGCGGGCCCGGGGGGTCCGGGCGTCGAAGGTCACGCTGGCGGTGCTGGTGGGCTCGCCTGCGGCGCTCCGGGTGCCCTCGGCGAGCCCCAGGGTGTAGCTCTGGCCAGGGGTCAGGGGCCTGTCGAGGTCGAGCCAGAAGGCCGACGGGGGGATCTCCGGCTCCGCTGGCACAACCTGGCGCACAAGCGGGGGTGCCTCGCCCCCCAGAACCCACGCGCCGGGGGCGAGGGTGTCCCGGGGGTCCGCCGGGTCCACGGCGTCTCCCGGCACGGCGGTCTGGGCAAAAATCCGGGTCTCGCTCACTGCGCGGGCCCGGGTTACGGCGTAGTCCACGCCCCCAGGCTACCAGGGTGTGCCAGATTGTGCCATCCTGGCAGGGTGCCCCAGGTCACCGCCGCTATCGTCATCGCCCAGGCGGACAACCCCGCTCCGGGGGGCTACGTCTCCGGGTCTCGGGACGGTCTGCTGCTGAACAAGCTCGTCACGCTGACCAACCTGTCGAACGCGGGGGTCACGAGCTGGACCTGGGAGGTGTTCCCGGCGGTGGGGCTCACGGAGGGGGACTACAGCGTGGCCGGGAAGGCTGCGGCGAGCTGCACCCTGACCCCGCCGGCTTCGACCGGGTACGGCGACCTTGCGGTGCGGCTCACGGTGCGCGGGGATCCGCTCCCGGGAGGGCGCCCGAATGTCGCCGTCGCGGAGGCGCTCTTGGGCGTCCGGGCCCCACTCGACGGCTACGAAGACGGGCTCCCCCTGGTCCATCCCCACGAGGGCACCCTGGGGGGGAAATTGGTCCTGTCCGCGGTGCGCGGCGCCCTCGGGCGGATCAGCGAGGCGATTCGTGCCTTCAAGATCGCCGGAGTGGGCGGTGGCGGCCCTCCCTCCGGCGCTGCCGGCGGCGATCTGAGCGGCACCTACCCGAACCCCACGGTGGCCAAGATCCAGACGATCCCGGTCGATATCAGCGGCATCGCCGTCGGCGCCTTGCTCCAGTACCGAGGCGGCGAGTTGGTCCCGATCAATCCGGTCGCTGAGGGGGCGCTTCTGGTGTGCTGGCCCGGGGCAGGAGAAGAGATCTTTTTCTCCGAGGCCCCCGAGGTGAGGGTTACAACCTATTTTGCCAGCTACCGTGGGCATCCGGACACCGGCCTCAGCCTCGGGGCCTCGGACCTTGATGCAGGTGGCACCGGCACGCGCACCATGCTGACCGAGGAGCTGGTCTGGCACACGATCCGACTGATCGGCGCCCTCACCGGCGATCGCATCCTGATTTTCCCTGCGGGCGGAGGGCGCGCGCATCACCTGATCAACGCGACCACCGGCGATTTCACCCTCCGCATCCAGGGCCCCTCCGGTGGATTCTGCTACCTGCTCCCGGGGCAGGGCAAAACGATGTTCGTCGACGACTCGGGTGTGCTGCGCGGCGAGGCCCTCGACGTTCTGGAGCTGGTCCGGACGATCACGCTCACCGGCGACACCGATAGCGCCAACGTGGTGCGCGTGCTGTGCAAGCTCCCGCCGAGGGTCATCGTCGAGCGCGTCGAGCAACTGACCCTGGAGGCGGCGAGCGACGCGGGGCACCTGTCGAGCGTCGGTACGGTGCCGCCCGGGGCAGGGCCGGGGTACGACGACCTGATCGCACGACAGGTGACGCCGGGGACCAGCGACCCTCCGCTCGGGTGGGCAGCGGCCACGCTGGGGGCAGGGATGAGCACGGAGGGCTCGGCCTATTTCGCCAGCGCGGAGACGGTACGGCACGTCAGCCGACCCGACAGTGGGACGCTGACGACAGGCCAGGTGCGGATCCATCTGACAGCGAGGTACCTCGGTGAGTAACGCGAAGAAGAAGGCCGCATGCACGCGGCGCCGACTGGCCAGCGAGGAGGAAGAGAACCTGCTCACGACCGAGGACGGCGACGACCTCACGACCGAGGACGGCGACGATTTGGAGTGGGAGGAGGCGTAGACCATGGCCAAGAAGAAGATCAGCGAGCTGACCGCAGCCTCGGCCCCCACGGGCGCCGAGGAGGTGGCCGTGGTGCAGAGCGGCACCACGAAGAAGACGACCCTCGACGACGTGCGGCCCAGGAGCAACCTCGCCGCCACCACGGATCCGAGTGCCAGCAACGACGGGACGCAGGGCTACCGCGTCGGGAGCGCGTGGATCAACACCACGACGCGGCAAGAGTTCTGGTGCGCGGACGCATCGACGGGGGCCGCTGTGTGGGTCGCCCGCGGGCAGACCTACCGCTACACGACCGCGCAGACGGGCACGTCCTGGGCGCTGCCTGCGTGGGCCAGGGCCGTGCATTTCGCGGTCATCGGTGGCGGTGCGGGTGGAGGCGGGGGCGCAAAGCGCGCGACGGGCGCCGCCGGAGGCGGGGGAGGCGGGGGAGGTGGCGGAGGCTTCAGCGACGGCTGGTTCCCCCGAGACGTGCTCGACGCCGCCGGGTCGATCACCCTCGACGTGGGCGCGGGCGGCCCGGGCGGCAACGGCTCGACGGGCGACACGGGTAGCGGGTCGGCGGGGACGGCGGGCAGCGCGTCGCGCGTGACCAGCGCCACCAGCGGCGACCTGGTGCGAGCTGGCGGCGGAGCGCAGGGCTCGGGCGGCAACGCGGCCGGCGGCGCGGGCGGAGCCGGAGGGGTCGGGCAGTTCGCGGGTGGCCCGGGCACCGCTGGCACCACAAACACCACGCCCTCGACCCCCACGGCGCCGGGGCGCGGAGGAGGGGGCGGCGCGGGCGGAGGAGGCCGGAACGCCAGCGACGCCATCGGCCCCGGTGGAAACGGGTCACCGCGGGCGCAGTCGCAGAGCACGACCGGCGGCGGCACGGGCGGCGCGGCCACGGGCGAGAACGGCGGCGCGGCCACCGGGGGCGTCGGCTCGCACGGCGGAGGGGGCGGCGGAGGGGGCGGCGGAAACGGGAGCGCCGGGAGCAACGGCGGCGACGGGGGCGCTGGCGCTGGTCCTGGCGGCGGAGGAGGGGGCGGCGGGTGCGCCACCAACGGGGCGGGGCGGGGCGGAAACGGCGGGGCCGGAGCCCCTGGCCTGGTCGAGATCACGGTGATCTGAGAAGGCGAGCATGACCGTAAAAATGGGCTCCCAGGGCGTGTACGTGTTCCCGGACGGGACAGAGCGCCCCTCGCAGGTAGTCGAACTGCTGGGCGGTGACCTGGCCGCCGTTGTGGTCACCGTGCTGGCCGAGGATGACGGACGCGTCGAGGTGGCCGAGAGCGCAGCGAATAGCCTCGTCGGGTCGACGGGCTACCTGAACCCCACCCCCCGGCTCGTGCAGCGCCTCGCGCTGCTGGTGCCCTGGGAGGAGCGGCTCAGCACCGACGAGCTGCCCGAGGGCGTACAGGGGCGGTGGGCGCAGGAGGATGCGTGAGAAGCGGCGCCCTGCGCCCGGTTGCTGCCCCGCCGTGCAGCCGAGGAACGACCATGCCCATCGACCCGTTGGCCAGCGGCCTCCTGTCCATCCTCGCCGCGGGCGTCGCCGCGACAGGGACGATCTACCAGCACCTGACGCGCCGCGCGGCCGAGGCGGAGTCGAAGGTGCGCGACGGCGAGCGCGAGGCTCTGCGCTCGGAGATCGACCGGTTGCGCGACGATCTGGGCGCCATGAGCCGGCGGATCGATGGACTCGACACCGACGCCAAGAGCACGCGCGGACAGGTGCAAAGCCAGGCGCTGGCGCTGGCGGAACACCGCACGGAGCAGCGCAGCCTGGTGGAGAAGATCGACCGGCTGGA